AGATACAAAGGTTCTGCAGTAGATAAAGCTAAACTACAAAAGATTGTTGATGATGCCGATGCTATCCCTAGGCCTTGCAACATAAATTCGGCTCAAGAAGTATTCACTTATGTTAGTAATGGTATTGAGCATCTTTTTTATAAAGATGGGAGAATAACAACTAGTAAGAAAGTGTTAAAAGCAGTATCTCAAATGAGGGAAGCTGTACTTTGTGAAAAATGTGATGGTGGTTGTGAATTTTGTGACGAGGGTATTATAGAAGGGGAATTAACAGAGAATGCTAAAAGGGCCAAGATGATCCTTGATGCTCGTAAAGCTTCGAAGCAGAAAGAATTACTTCAAAAACTTATTGATGCAGGGCGGTTTTACGCCTCTTTTAAGATCATTGGTGCATTATCAGGTAGAATGAGTGGAACGGATGGTCTCAATGCTCAAGGTATTAACTCAGATAAGAAAATTAGGGAGTGTTTCCCTCTAAAAGATGAAGGAGAAATACTTTGTGGGGGTGACTTTTCAGCTTTTGAAGTAGCGATCATGGAATCCGTTTATGATGACCCTGTTTTAACGCAAGAAATGGAGCGTGGTGACAAAATACATGCACACTTTGGGGCTTATGTTTATGATAAAACCTATGATGAGATTATGGCTGACGATGTTTTATATAAAAATGCCAAGCAAGGTGTATTTTTGATAGCTTATGGTGGCCAGGAGCATACTTTACAACAAAACCTAGGACTTACCAAAGAACAAGCAAAGAAAGCCTATGAATTCTGGTATGGCAAATATATATCATTTCCAAAAGTACGGGGAGCATTAGAACAACAACTATGCCCCATCACAGATAATTTTGAGTGGAGGGAACCTATAGATTATATAGAGACAATGACAGGATTTAAAAGATATTATACTTTAGAAAATAAAATATTAAAAGGTTTGTATCAGTTAGAGTTTGATTTTGGGAATGAAAAAGTAATTCGGAGCAAAGAAAAAGGTCCTCAAACTTTAACTAATGCAGTTAGATCTGCTATTTTTGGAGCAATGTTTGGTATTCAATCTTCCTCTGTTCGTACAGCTATGAATCACAGGATTCAAGGTACAGGTGGTTGGTTAACTAAAAAACTTCAAGAAAGATTGTGGGAGTTACAACCTGTGGGAATTTTTAAACCTATCATTTCACAGATGCAAGTGCATGATGAAATTTTAGCAGTATGTAAAGATATAAATGTAGCTGACGAAGCAACAAAAATTGTCAAAGATTTTATTGCAGAATACAGAAGTTTGGTTAGACTATTAGATATGGAATGGAAAGTAAACATTAACAATTGGGCGGAAAAATGATAGATCTAGCAGATGAGATGTGTTCAAGAGCGAGAGCAATACTTAGATTTATTCAAAAGGATGAATTTAAAGATGCTTTTAAAAACAACCCTGATACGGCCAAAGTTGAGTCATTGATTAAAAAAGGGGATGTAGAGGGGATTAAAAAGTTTATGACTCAGTATCGTAGCAGTAAATATTCTAGTCGTAGTGAGCTTGTGCAAATGGGTAAGACAAAAGTAAAAAATGTTCACAGGCTAAAGAAAAGGGAAATCCTTGCCAAGCTGGGAGTTTAAGACTAAAAAACCCGAAGAAATAATCAGGGACGCCGTCAAGCAATACATGGAAGCCAGGAGATGGATCGTAAAGATCACTGTTGGAAATATGTATCAGAAAGGCTTCCCTGATTTTTTTTGTACTCATCGCAGACATGGAATGCGATGGGTTGAAATAAAACTACCTGAAATGAAAGGTAGTGTTTGGACTAATGCACAAAAGAAAGAATTTCCACTGTTATTCGATAATGGAACTCCTATTTGGGTTATAACAGACCCGAATGAATATAATAAATTATTTGGACCAGCGAACTTAAAGGATTATATGACATGGACATCGTAAAATGTTTAGTTGTTAATAAACTGAAAATAGGTAAAATAAAAAGCAACTTAAGGAAGCCTTAAAGTGATTACCGCACACAAAATAGAAATAAAGCCTAATAATAAGCAAGCCAACTTTTTATTAAGAAGTTGTGGTACGGCAAGGTACGCTTATAACATGGCTTTAGATTTATGGAATAAGGAATATCTTTCTGGTAATAAACCAACGGCTAATTCCATTGACAAAGAAATGAATAAGATAAAACCTAAATGGTGCTATGAAGTTTCTAAATGTTGTGTTCAGTCTTCAATTATTGATTTAGGTAAAGCCTTTTCAAACTTTTTTAAGAACAAACATTTTAAGCCCCCTACTTTTAAAAAGAAGGGGCAAAAAGATAGTTTCCGTTTAAATAATGAGCATTTTAAAATTAATAATAAAAAGTTAAAAATTGCTAAGTTAGATACAAAGATAAAGCTTACTGAAAAATTAAGATTTGAAGGGAAGCTTTTATTTTGCACAATATCAAGAAAAGCAAACAAATGGTTTGCAAGTATAAACATTGAAGTTGAAGATTTACCTAAGAAACCAATGAATCAAGAACCAAGATTTATTGGTGTTGACTTAGGTTTAAAAACACTTGCCGTAACAAGTGAAGGGGTTATTTATGATAACCTTAAACCACATAAAAATAAACTGCAAAAATTAAGAAGGCTAAATAAGTCTTTAAGTAGGAAGGTGCTTGGAAGTCAAAACTTTAAGAAAGCCAAGGTTAAACTTGGTTTATTACATTACAAAATAGCTAATATCCGTAAAGATTATCTTCATAAAGTGACATCTGATCTTGTAAAAGGGCATGATGTTATCACTATTGAGGATTTGAATGTTTTAGGGATGTCTAAAAACAGAAAACTAAGTAGAAGTATTTTAGATGCATCCTTTGGGATATTTAAAACCTTACTTGAGTATAAATGCCAAAGAAAGAATGTTATTTTAGTTAAGGCTAATCGATTTTACCCAAGTACAAAGACTTGTTCAAAATGCGGTAGTATCCAAGAAATTAAGTTAAATGAAAGAACTTACGCTTGTAGTAAGTGTAACATGGTTATTGATAGGGATTATAATGCCTCTATCAATTTGAATAACTATGGCAAAAATTATATCGCAGGCCTTGCGACGAAAGTCTGTGGATTAGAAAGCTCTGACTCAGGGGATCGAGTGAAACTATCTAAGATGAAGCAGAAATCAAACATAAAAGCGAACACCGTTTTTAATAGGAATTGAAATGCACATCGGAATATATGTAGATATTAGTAATTTATATTTTACAGGGTTTCACCATAGAAAAATGCAAGTTGACTATCGTAAACTTTATAATTATTGTAAGGATTACGGTGACATAAAAGAAGCCCACGCCTACGGTGGAGCTATTGGAGACCAAGCAGACGGATTTAAAAAGGTATTGACAGACATTGGGTTTACACCTCACTACAAAGAGCCAAAGACTTTCGCCTCGGGTAAAATGAAATGTGACTGGGATGTAGGTATGACTGTAGATATCATGAAAAGTAATCTTGATGGTTATATTATATGTTCTGCTGATACAGATTTTGAACCATTAGTAAATTTTTTGCGTGAAAAAGATAAATATGTCCTAGTAATGGGCATAAATATTAAAAAAGGAATTGAAATACCTAAGTCAATATTCCTTGACAAATAAAATTAACATGTTATAATCACTTTTATTTTAAGGAGATTACAATATGAATGCAGCAATAGAATTTACGAATTTTGTTGGTAAAAAAAATGTTTTGTGTGCTTTTCTGTATACAGGAGAGAAAATATTCCGTCTAAAAAGATGTTATACTCAAAAAACTTATGAGAAATTTCTTAAGAGGTTGAATTTTGATTATGATGATGGTTATGGTGGTCAAGAACTGTTTGGTACTATCTGGTTCGAAGATGATACTTGGGCAGTAAGGGGCGAATACGATGGTTCGGAATGGTGGGAGCATATTGTACGACCTGAATTACCGAAAGGACTATAATGTACGAGATAGAATTTATCAAAAAAGATGGGTCACTTCGCAAAATGAAATGTGAAATCCTTGGATGGAAAGATCGTTCCAAGGGTTTAGTTTTGGTTGAAGAAATCGGGGTTGGATTTAGATCGTTTTATTTAAATTCAGTAAGGAGGGTAAAACATGTTAAAAATATTAGCTGAAATGACTATGACTAAATACACTCAAGATTGCATAAGTAAAGGTAGATATTCAATAGATCATACGGGGTTCGTGGATCCTGAATTACCGGATTTCATTTTTTTTGAGAAATTGGACGATAGTCTTTGGTTATCAGGTAAAACTGAAAGTGCTTTTAATATATTATCGGAAATGTACTTAAGTTTTTTTTTAATAAATCGACTTAAAGAACCTTTAACAATAAAAGATGTTGAAAATCTATTAGAAGTAGTTGGGGATCAGAAAATGGATAAAAAGTTTTTAACTCTTGTGCACCATGCCTTATCTAATAAAAAAATATTAAAAACTACATGGAGAAAACAATGATTATCTTAAGCTCAAAAGCAGAAAATTTACGGGCAATAATGCCTTGTGCAACGGTTGAAGCTGAATACGGTCAAGAGGTGGTACAAGGGTCAATTTTAACTTTGGCTCACCACGGTCCGCGGTCTGACAGACCATGCCCTGCACTGGTAGGCAATCTACCTGAAATGGGAATTAAGACTATTGGTATATCACATTTAGACTTAGATACCCTGGGTGGTATCATGGCTATTAAAGGATGTAAGTTTATATCTACATTTTGGGGCGTTGTAGCCCATGTAGATTTGAACGGGCGACACAAGGCTCATCTACATCCTCATTGGGAAGTTTGTAAATCGGTTTTTTACTCATTTTGGGCGTGGAGTGAAAAAAATAGATTACAGGTATCTACAGAAGTACGAGATGTGACAATGGAAGTTGAGCAAGCCATTGATGTTTTTAATAAAATATTAGATGGGGATGAAACCCTCAAAAAGGAAGGGGATGAATGGATAAAAGCTCAGGGATCTTTAAATAATGAATCATTTGTTAGCGAATCAAATGGTATTATTGTTCGAAAAAGTTCTAAATTTGTAAATCACCTTTATAACACGCCATCAGGGGGGTTATGTAAAGCAGTATTATCTTTTAACATTGAGCGTAAAAATATTACGCTCTCCGTCAGCGATGGGGATTTTAATTGTTGTGAAATCATGCAAACTGTTTTCGGCCCATCAGCAGGTGGTCATGCAGGGATCGCAGGTTCACCTCGTGGGCAGGAAATGAAATTAGAAGATTTAGATTTAGTTTTAAGGGTTATAAATGAAAGATGATATAGAACAGGAGATAGAATTGGCCAAACTACAAGGGAAATCTTCTTCCTGGGCAGTAAGAAGATTTTTACACCGTGAGTGGCGACAAACATTTCCTTTAACTGACTTCCATCCTCTAGTAGAAGATCACTATGATGATTTCATAGATAGACTTAAGGGGAATGAAAAAATAGTTGCGGAATTCTTAATTATGGGAGTTCCGACAAAAGAAATTTTTAAAGTGGTATCGAAACGGGAATTTTATGACATTAAGGAGGCTCTAGGGTGGCTCATCTCTCTCACTCACAACTAAAATTATGGGAATCAGACCCCCTAACCTGGGTCAAATGGTATCATTTTAAAGATCCAAAGAGGGAATTAAAAACATATGAAAGGGGCAAAGCCTTTGATGAGTATGTTAAAGGGATGTTGACGGGAGTACCCTCAGGTAATGATGACTCAGGGTTTTTCTCAGTATATGAGTCTTCAGGGGTATATTCGTGGCTGGCGGGGCGAAAATATAAATTGGATATTGAAATTGGAGCTATAGATGGTATCCCCTTCAAAGGTTTCTTAGATGTTTTTTTAGATGGGATGGCCTTAGATTGGAAAACTAGAGGTGAGGGGCCTACAAAATGGTATAGGAACCTCTATGATAGGTCCGGAGTGGATTTAGGGCCTCACAAAGCTGGGTGTGCTTGTATCAATCAATACTATGGGGATCAGCTGGCTATCTATGATTACGCAATGGAGAGGTCAGGGATTGGAATTATACATGAAGTTGGATCATGGGGTGTGGCAGTGCATAAAGGTGTTTTAGATTACGGGGTTATTGATAGAATCAAGTATATGGCTGAAATGGTTTTTGAGAAGAAGTGGTTTCTTCACACTGTTTCATTTGAAGAGTCTCGGAGGATCGTAGATTCACTCGGAGACGATATTTTCAGGGGATTATTATGATAGAGTTTTTAAACGCAGAGGATCGGAAGAAAATTGAAGGTATGTTGTTAGTACAGCAGAATGGAGAATGGGGACCTGTAGAAGATGGAATGTTTTGCTCAGCAGTAGGTAAGGTTAGCTTAGGTAAGATTACCGGTGCTAAGCTCAAACCTGAAGGATATGAATGGAATATGGATACCCAAGATTCAAATGAAGAAACAGAAACAGAAACAGAAACAGAAACAGAATTCCCTGAAGACTATTAAAACCCCCTCAGGGGTTTCTCTCACTCAAAGTTTCACTATCACACCCCCCTTCGGGGGGTTTCAAAGTTTCACTCAAAGTTTGAGTTAGAAAGAGCCAACTGTGTTTATTTTCGTGATTAATGAATACGGTGGTTGGGGGTTTTATTTTTTTTGGTTTGTTTTTTTCACGGTTTAACTCACTCAAAAAACAAAACTCAACTTACAGTTGTATATTTAATTCAATTTTTAAATAATTTCTCTATATAAGTCAATCATACCAATCATTAATCTTGAATTTTACCTTAAAAGTTGTAAGTATTTGAAAAAAAAGGGGTTACTTGAGTGAAATGAGACTGGAAATTTTTAGTCTCATTCATGAGACGGTGAGAAAGTGAGGTATGGTAAACATGAATCTTAATAATTAACTTGAATTTAAGGGTTTTTTGAGTGTTTCAGTGAAATTAGCAAAATTTTATTGAGTGAGTATAGTTTAGGAGTAAAAAGTCCATTCAACTTTGAGTTTAATTTTTTTAGGCTTTAATTGATAATATTTAACTTGAAATATTTTCTATTAGTATACTTTATTTTCTATTAGTGAAATATTTTTCCCGCGCCCGAGCAAATAGTTTTCAAATAGTCAATCCAACCCAAACGATGCCCCATGACACATAGTCACTGATTTGGAAACACTCGATTTTCGAGTGATTTTACGAAAATCCCACCCGACTTTTTGAGAATCGCATTACGAGAGAGGCACCTACCAGGTATACTAGTATACTTTCTCTGCACTGTCAGAAAGATGATATTTTTATACTAGTATACAAGGTCTATATTAGTAGTGGGTTAAAACTTTTATATTATATATGTATAGACCTTATAATGTATACTAGTATAATAAAAACCCCTTCTTTCAAAAAGTGAAAAAATATTTTTTTGGTACCGATCTAAAATTTTTGCAAGTATTTTTAAGTACAAAAAACTTTTATAGTACTTTAAAAAATTTGAATTTAAAATTTTCCCTTCTTTCAAAAATTGAGAAAAAATTTTTTCGTAAGCCTAAAAAATTTTTGCAAGTATTTTTAAGTCTCAAAAAACTTTTGTATGCTTTAAAAAATCGCAAAAAAATTTTTTATAAAAATCAAAAAAATTTTTAAAAAGTATCTGACAACTTAAAAATTTACATTATTTGTAAATCTTTTATCTTTTGCCCCTTATACAAAAATTTTTTAAAAGTCAAGACTTTTTTACAATAAATTTTATATAAATTTAATCAAAAAATTTTTACAAATTTACTTGACAAAGTAAAAAAGTTTGTTACTCGCGCGTACATTATTATATACGAGCAAAAAAATATTTAAATTTTTTGTAAAAAAGACTTGACTACTTAAAAAAGTAGCGTAAAATTAAGACATAAAGATAAACGAGTTAAAAAGTTATGACTACACAAGTAATAATAAAAAGATTAGCTCGCAACCGCAAGATGTTAGAGATCTTGCTAAAACCAAAGCCAAAAAGTTTTTGGCTAAATTTTTTAAAAAAAGGAAAAAGATTATGAAAAATTTTTATGTAAAGATTGACTGGACGGTATCAAAGTCAAACCCGGGGCATGGTTTTGCAAACTCAAAAAAAATAGTGGGCTTTACATCTAAAGCTAAAGCAAAAGCTTTTTTAGTTGAGCGTTTTTTTGATTTGTCCGCTAAGATGATCAAAAGATCTGACATAAAAGTATCTGACTTAGATAATATCAGGTCTTTTGACAAAAGCGTCACGCTAAAAGAGTGTGTACTCACACGCGATAAGTTTGGTGTTGAGATCATCGCTTAAAAATTTAAAATAAAGATACAAACATATAAAAACTTTTTAAAAGGTAATAAAATGAATGAGAGCGATTTAATCGAATATAAACAAATAAACAGGCAAATTAGTACGATGAGTCGTGAAGAACTTATTGACTGTTTGTCAAAAACAATTGATGAGTACGAAAAAGAAATACAAGAAATTAGAGAAGAAACTTTTGAAGAATACGAAAAAGAAATTGAAGAATTAAGAACAAAATTAAAGGAGCAAACAAAATGATAAAAATAAAACAAAATAAAATAGAAAATTTTGACGAACTAAAACAAGCAATCGAGCATAATAATACTATGCTTAATCTATCAAGTAATATCTCAATAAAAAATCAAGCTTTACAATTCGTAAAGAAATGGTTCCCGAAAACTAAAGGACAGCATATAATCTATCTACCGCATGGATTACTAGAGATAGAGATACAGTAAGTACTTACAGCCCTGCCACAATGGCAGGGTATTTTTTTGTCTATTAATTATATAATATAGTACATACATTATGTTTTATTATATAAGGGGGAGGGGTGTTGGGTAGTATATATACTAGTATTATAATGGTAAATGCTTTTAAGTGTTAAAAAAATTCTCCCCAAATTTTTTAACTTTTAGGTGTAAAATTTAATACTAAAATTTAATACAATAAATCCCCTTATTATTTTTAGGTGTAAAATTTAATACTAAATATTTTTAGATGTAAAATTTAATACTAAATATTTTTAGGTGTAAAATTTAATAAATACCCTTAAATTTTTCTCTCTTTACAAGTGATAAACTCTTGGTAATATTAAAAATAAAAAAAGGTAGCCATGGACTTCTCTACATACCAAATCGAAAAGTATAAAGATACTTACGAAAGAATGTATCGAAAACAGGATTATAAAAGCCTGAGAGATGAAGTTGCGTTGATTCGCATGATGATTCAAAAAGTCATGGCGAACTGTGATGGGAATGATTCCCTTCTTATTGCAACATCTCCCTTGATTTCTAGAATGTTAGAGTCTACTGAAAAACTAGTTTCCTCCGCTCATAAAATGGATGTTGCTACTGGGAAAACAATAAGTGAGGATTCACTCATTGATTTTGGGGCGGAAATGTTAGCACTGATGCAAGAATATATCCCCCAAGATAATTGGGAATCTGTTTCTAAAAAGGTACTTGAGCTTGTTAATAAAACGGCTACTCCAAAATCTGAGTGAAAAACTCGAACGAGCCTCCATTACCAAAAATTCCACCTGGACTGAAAAATATCGCTACATAAATAACGCCCTTTGGAAGTTCGATTACCATCCTTGGCTTCGTGATATTCACGATAGTGAAGAAGAATGGATTGCTGTACAAAAAGCTGCCCAAGTTGGGGTGACTGAGGCTGCAATGAACCGTACCTTCGCTCAGATAGATCTATTAAAACAGTCGATTCTCTACCTTCTACCTACGACTAAGCCTGGTGCTAATGATTTCTCTACTACTAGATTTGACCCTGCACTAGAACAATCTGCATACCTAAAAAACCTCTTTTCCGATACAAAAAATGTCGGGGTGAAAAGATCAGGATCAACGATTTTATATGTGAGAGGTGCAGGGACAGCAGAGAATGTGAAATCACTACCTGTAGGACACATTATTTTTGATGAAATTGAAGAAATGGACGATGAGATTGTGAGGTTAGCTCTTGAGCGTGTATCAGGACAGATGCAACGCACTTCCTTTTTCATGCTTTCAACCCCAAAGATTGAAGGTTCAGGGATCAATAGATATTTTAAAGATTCCAGCCAAGATCATTTCATGTTTAAATGCCCGAGTTGTTCCCTGCTAACCGAGCTAACCCTGGAATGTTTGATAATTGTTGGTGATGAACCGCACACTGAAAAAGTTAAGGAATCTTACCTTGAGTGTAAAGAATGTCATAACAAACTACCCCACCAAACAAAGAAAGAATGGCTATCTACGGGGCGATGGGTACCAAATTTTACAGGGAAAAGTATTCGAGGTTTTTATATTAACCAACTCTATTCCAGTACTCCTGCATGTGAACCGTGGAAATTAGCCAATTATTATCTTGAAGGGCAGATGGATCCCGTGGTCATGAGGGAATTTTATAACTCAAAAATGGGTTTAACTTTCACCGAAAAGGGTGGTAGGGTTGAAAATTTTAAGTTAGGGAACTATGTCTCTGTAAATACAATGCGGGATGCAATAATAAATAAAATAACAGGTGAAGGTACTACCGTCACCATGGGGGTGGATGTCGGGGGTAAAAGATTGCATGTGGTAGTTGCTGCATGGGAAAATCGTTTTGATGCCCCAACTGTGAATTCTGCAGCTTATGGTAAGGTTTTACTTGCAATTGTCGTTGCAGATTTTAGAGAACTTGATAGAATTATGCTAGATTTTAACATTGATTATGCCGTGATTGATGCCGGACCAGAAACTAGGGCATCACTCGCTTTTTGCGAGAGGATGGATGGCAGAGCTAAAAGATGTTATTATGCAGGTAAAAAATTTACAACAAATGACGAAGAATATACAGTAACTTTAGACAGAACGGCATGGCTAGATCAAAGTTTGGGGCGAATAATAAAAGAAAAAATAGAGTTTCCAAAAGATTTACTTTTTGAGTTTAAAGAGAATGTTAGAAACATGCATAGAATAATAGAGTTAGATAAAGATGGTGATCAAGTGGCACGATGGATACACCAAGGTCCCGACCATTTTGGGCATGCTTTGAATTATGCGGAGATAGCATTGAAATTAGCAGTAGGCCAAGGAGAAGGGGAAGACATTTATGGAATTCATTGATTACCAAAAATTTCGCTCAGTTGCCGAAGGTGGCAAGCAATTTGTCTATAAATATCTCCAAAAATTTTCAGCATTAGAAGATGATGCCGATTTTAAAATTAGAAAAAGCTTGGCTTATTGTCCTGGCTTTGCAAAGTCTGCCGTAAATGATATTAAAAATTCTATATTTCAAAGACTAGTTGATGTTTCAAGAAAACATGGTCCCGAATCTTACCAATCCGCTATCAAAGGTGAAGGAAGAGGAATAGACAAGCAAGGTTCGTCCATGATGTCTTTTCTAGGGAATCAAATACTACCTGAATTATTAAATCTATCAAAAGTTGGTGTTTACATTGATAGAGATCCACTACCTAAAAATCCTACACTAGCCGACACTAAAAATCACTCTCCTTATATTTATCATTATCGTATAGAAGATATTGTAGGTATTAGATATGATATTGATCATAATTTAAAATCCGTTAAATTAATAGATACCATTCCTACATTTGATCCTGTTTTTGGTCTTCCTCTTTCTGAGGAAACTCGTTACAGGTTCCTTGAAAAGACTTCTAAAGGCATTGAGCTTAGTTTTTATGATATGACGGATAAACAGATAGGTAAGACAACAATACTAAAATTAAAGGAAATACCATTTGTTTTAGGATCAATTAAATATTCACTTCTTCAAGACGCTGGCGATTATCAAATCGCATTATTAAATCTTTCATCATCTGATCTTAACTATGGTTTAAAGTCTAATTTTCCTTTTTATACTGAACAAGTTGATAGAGCTTCTAACAACTTTAAAAAAGCAAATGAAGGTGACGAAAGGCCAACTATAAAGACAGGTGCTACTCAAGGTAGACGCTACGGAAAAGATTTAGAGAGACCTGGTTTTATTAATCCATCCTCTGACCCTATTACGGCCTCCATGAAAATGAGAGATCAAATGAAAAGGGAAATTAGAGAACTGGTAAATTTAGCTGTAGAAAATCTTGGTAATGAGCAAGGTCTTGAAGCTGGGCTTTCTTATATTGGTTTAGAATTAGAAAGAATGGAAAGGCAAATAGGTAAAGCTTATGCCGATTACGAAGGTGAAGATCCACCTACAATTGATTACCCTAATACATATAAAATAAAAACAGATGATGAGAGATACGGCGAAGCTGAAAAGTTAGTTAAGATTAGAATGACCGTACCATCAGATACTTATAGAAAAGAAGTAACAAAAGAAATAGTTGATATAACTATGTCCGATAAATTACCGGCCTACATTGTTAAAACTATTAAAGAAGAAATTGACGGTGCTGTTGTTATTGCTACAGATCCAGAGAAATTAAAAGACGATGTTGAAATTGGAATAGTTAGTACTGAAACCGCTTCACTTGCAGCAGGTTATCCAAAAGGCGAAGCTGCCAAAGCTAAGAAAGATCGCCTGGAAAAAGTAGCTGAAATGGTCAAGGCTCAATTAGCTGCTGGTAATAGAGGTGTAGATAATAATTTAAAAAACCCTGAAGCTAGAGGTATTCCTACAGGTGACGGTGGGGCAAAATTTGAAAAAGAAGTAATTGAGGAAACTGATGGCTAATTATATTACAATAGCTGAAGGCGATGCATTTTTAGCAGGAGAATTAAATTCTAGTGCTTGGGATGCTGCCGATTCTGCCGAAAAACAAAAAGCTATCACTACAGCTACACGAGCTATTGACAGATTGGCATTTTGCGGGTATAAAACAGTAGATACACAAACGAATGAGTTCCCTAGGAATGACGAGGTAACTATTCCTCAAGGCATTAAGGATGCTACAGCTTTAGAAGCTTTGGCTTTACTTGATGGGAAAGACCCTGAACTGGAGTGGGAAAATCAATTTATGACTACACAGGGTTTTGCAAATGCTAGGTCGGCTTACGATAGGTCGTCCAAAGCTGACAATATAATAAGCGGAATCATGTCTATAAAGGCATGGAATTACCTTTTACCTTACCTCAATGATCCTAATACGATCAAAATTGAGAGATTGGATTGATTATGGCTGATGAAATACAAGCACCTGAAACCTTCACTAAAGAGCAAGTGGAGAAAATGATTCAGGCAAGAGTAGGCTCTACAAAAGAAGAAGCAGAAAAGTACAAGACAGCAGCGGAAGAAGCTGCGAGAGAACTAGAATCTTTGACCCCGAAATTGCAACTAAATGCAAAAGAGAAAGAAGAATACAAAAAGCGTTTTGATGATTTGCGGAAACAGACAATGACCGCTGAACAATTGAAACAAGAAGAGTTGGAAAGAGCTAAAAAAGAAGCTCAAGAAAATCATAAAAAATTAGAAGATAAAGCTAATTTTTGGGAAAAGAAGTATCAGAGTACGAGTATTAATTATGCAATAACCGATGCAGCCTTGAGAAATAATGCATTCTCAGCCCAGCAGTTAAATGCTATCCTGCAACCAATTACCCACATGGTGGAGACATTGGATTCCGAAGGGAATCCGACAGGTGACTTTAAACCAATGGCGACGCTTGAGGTATTAGACAAAAAGTCTAACGAGCCGAAACCATTATTAATGTCTGTTGAAGATGCTGTAAAGCATTTGAAAGAAAAACCTGAGTTTGCTAACCTCTTTAAAGGTAATGGAACAGGTGGGATAGGTGGGTCGAATTTATCTAATACTTCGGGAGCGGTAAAAGATAATGGTGCTGAACTAACCTACGAACAGTACAAAGCTGCTAGAAAGGCTGGTAAACTCTAAACTTAGGAGTTTATTATGGCGAATAACAATGACGCCCTTATCCCAGAGATATGGGCAAATGAAAGTTTGTTGTTTTTAGAAAACAACCTTGTACTTGGAAATCTTGTTCATAGAGATTTCTCAGCAGAAGTTCAAAGATTTGGTGATGTGGTTAATACCCGTAGACCAGATGGTTTTACCGCAGTTCGTAAAACAGATGCAGATGCAATTACTGTCCAAGATGCTTCATTAACAAATGTTGCTATTAAATTGGATCAACACTTACATTGTTCATTTATTATAAAAGATGGTGAAGAATCTAAGTCAATTAAGTTATTGGTTGAAGAACATTTGGCTCCAGCAATGTCAGCTATTGTTCAAAGCATTGACCAAACAATTGCTACTCAATCTTATAAGTTTCTTGCAAACAATGTCGGTCAATTGGGTGTACCAATTACTAAGACAACATTGACAGCTGCTAGAAAAGTTTTGAACCAAAATAAAGCCCCTGTATTGGGTCGTTCTTTGGTTGTTGGTTCAACAAACGAAGCTGAACTTTTAAATGATGATCTTTTTGTTTCTGCCGAAAGAGTGGGAGACGAAGGTACAGCATTAAGAGAAGGTTCACTTGGTAGAAAATTTGGTTTCCAAATCCACATGGACCAAAATATGCCAGAGTTTGACGCTACAGGTCTTACAGTTGTTGCTAACACTGTTGCAGGTGCGACGGCTGCTGGTGCAACTTCAATTGACCTGACTTCGGCTGCTGGTATTACAGTAGGTGATTTCATTGTTTTTGCTGGTGACGGCATTCCTCAATTGATTACTGCTGTTTCAACAAATACTTTGACGATCTCTCCAGGTTTGAAAAGAAGCGTAGTCAACCTAGCTGTTGCCACTGCGTATACTCATACAGCGGTTGACTTGGTAGCAGGTTATGTTGCTGGTTTTACAAAACCTATCGTTACTGATGCTATGGCTAAAGCAAGCGGTCAATTGGTTCAAATCCTTGGTACTAAATATGGTATCATCGGTGTACCAACAACAACATCTATGGTGCTAAACACGGCTACGGCTGGTGCTTTCGCAAATAACGATGTTGTGAGCTTAGGGCCTGCAGGTAATTATGCTTTCGCATTCCATAAAAATGCTTTGGCTGTTATCTCTCGTCCTCTAGCTTTGCCTAGAGATCCAAGTGTTAGATCTGCTGTAGCTTCATACGGTGGTTACGCTGTTCGTGTAACTATGGGTTATGATATGTATGCTCAAGGTGTAGTCGTAACTATAGACTTGCTATTAGGTACGGAAGTACTTGATGTAAATCTTGGTTGCGTTATCTTAGGATAAACTATAACGCCCCCATCTTTTGGTGGGGGCTTCCTTTTAAAGGTGGCTACATGTCTGATCTTGCTTCACAAATTATTGTCCTTAGTACTGCTGTTGGTTTAGCCGTTGCCGTCGTTGTCCGTCAAAATATTGCTGAAACAAAATTAAAAGAAACCACGGCTAAAAAATACCAAGCTCTTTTAGATAAAATAAATTATTTTCCAAAACAAATTAAAGATACCATAGACGAATTTAATCGTGCTCAGACAAACCTCGATGATTTAAAATTACAAGATGTTAAAAACCGTTTAGAAGAAATTAGGCAGGATATGCTTAGATTTATTAAAGGGTTAAACACATTAAATGGTAATGTTTTTGAGGGGAAAGATAGTCTCCAAAATCAGATCACCAGGCTTGAAGAAAAATTACAGGCCTTAAAGGACCGTATGAATAATATGGAAAGGTGGAGAAATGATTAAAGTATATTTATTACAAGATGAAGACCTCGAAGCCTTTTTAAATAAAAATGGCTTAGCAGCAAAATCATTCCCTAGCGTTCATGCTTTGGAGCATGGGATAAAAAGCGAAGGCTTACCTGATGTATTACTATCTGATTATAATGGGTTGAATACAATTGAAAAATACAAATATTCGATACCATTAATACTAGGTGTAACATCAAATTTTTGCGATGCAAATGCTAGAGAGAAAATGATGGTGGCAGGGTGTGCCTATGTTAGCGATAAAGCTCATAAAAGAAATGTATTCACTTCCATTAAATATGGATTGAAGCAAGAAGAACATTTATGGAACGAACTAAATGGCGTTAAATAGCCTAAGAAAAAACCATAATATCTTATATAGACTCAAGCGTGAAAATGGCCAAACTATCACGATTGGTAAAGTTGTTTCTATTACTAATAATTATGAGACAGGGGCGTCTGTCAAAAATTTTTCATCATACCCTATAAGAAGAGCTATCATTGGGCCAGCTTTTGATGAGCGTGTTTTTTCCCAAGGTTTAACTTTTGTTCGTTCTAACCAAAATTTCACCTACGGCGGAGATTTTGATAGGGAAAGAAATGGTGTAATATTAGACGCTAAAGATGTCCAAGAACCAATTACACCTGATATGCTAATAGTTCTCCACAGTAAAATTTATGGTATAGAGAAGACTCAATTTACAGAGAGTGATGCAGCTTGGATTTTAAATATGTATCGATTAAGTAATAGCCAAATAAACGAACAACAATTAATGCTTAATGAGGATGGCACTTACATTCTCAATGAAGATACGACAAATATAAGGATCTAAAAAATGTCTCTTCTTGATAAAAAATTCTCAGAGTTTCCTAATAAGACCCAAGCCGGCTTAGAGGACTTATTGGCTTTTGTAGATTTAACAGATCCTACTGAAACTTTTAACATTACAAAAGGGGATTTGTTAAAAGCCGTTAATGAAGAAATAGCCATTGATACCTTATTAGATAACACTCATGATGTTGTTGTAGGAGATTCTTCAGGGGCAGATTTAAATCTAACTCTACCAGCAGTAATTAAAGGTAAAAGATACACCGTCATTAAAAAAGATGCATCTAACAATATCGAAGTTTTTTCCCAATCAGGAGAAACTATTAATGGATTGACTAGTTTTGTTATTTCCGAACAATATAGATTAGTTGTTTTTTATTGTGATGGTATTGAATGGTTTGCAAATACTAAAGGAGAGGTAAACACAGCTTCAAATCTTGGCACTGGTGCGGATGTCTTTAAACAAAAAGCAGGGGTAAATTTAGAGTTTAGAAGTATAACAACCGATGGTACGGTAACTGTAATTGAAGGTCCTGACGAAGTTGGATTATCAGTTAACCATAATAATATTTTAAATAAAGGTACTATTTCTCACGATGATATTGATGATCATATTCAAGACCCTGACATTCACTTTGAAGAAGGCGACATCGATCATGCTAATATTCAAAATGTCGGAACTAATACTCACGCTGATATAGATACCCATATTGCAAATACAGCTATCCATAGTGCAGGTAAAGCATTAGTCTCTTCTAACGATACTACTCAAGATTATTTATTACAAAAATTAGTTCCAGGAGTTGGGGTAGATATTGCGGAATTAAATGATAGCGGTAATGAGACCCTATCTTTTGCCTTAAAAACATTTGTTTTAAATAAACTATCTACTGGCATGCTTTCAAATGCTTTACTATCAAAAAGTGGGGCACAAAATTTTAATTTAGAAGCTGGTTCTGGTATAATTGTTAATAATCCAACTGGAACAGTAACACTTGTTACATGGACAGAAAAGTTAAATCAAACTTTAACAAACCTAGCTATTGATGGTGTAACTTACATTGCAATTGATTCCGGAGGTAACATTGTTCAAAGTACTGGTTTTACAGATGCCCAAGCTAAAACTTATATTTTAATAGGTGCAATAACTCACTTTGATTTTACTAACACAGGCCATGTTTATAATGTTGGAAATTTAGCTTTTAACAACGATAAAACTTTTGATGATTTAAATTTAGTTTTTAATAAAAGTGGAAATATCTATAGTGGTGCTACATTAGGTTTAAATAAAACGGCTGGGGTAACTTTTGGTTATAATTTAAATCGTGTAGACATTACAACACCAAACCAAACGACAGACCCTGAAACATTAGCTCTTACATTTGATTATATGTATAAAGATGGATCAGGAGATTGGACTTTAGATTCTGGGAAAACAAATATTATTCCTGGTAAATATGACGATGGAAGTGGAACATTACAAGATGTTGATACTTTAAAATGGACTGTACAAAAAATATTTTGGTTACCAGGGCAGAATGACCATATTGTTTTATTTGGTAATACACAATATTCTAGCAAAGACGAAGCCCTTACATCTATAGCTAATAATTTTGACCGCCCTGATTTACGCTATGCAGTTTTAAGAGCATATTTAGTAGTTCAAGAAGGTACAACTAATTTATCAAACGCTCAATTTGTAGAAGTTACTAGTGGTGTAGTAAGTGTTTCCCAGAAAAACTCATTATCTAACAGAGTCATTAGATCAGGGCAAACACAATATTTTTCTGCATCAACAGGTGGCTCAATCGATGTTGCTAATGCAAAAAACTTAAATATTAATATGGACGCTAATTTAGCATTATCCTTAACAGGTGGTTTTGACGGAGCGGATTTAATAATTACTTTAACCCAAGATGGCACAGGTAGTAGATTATTAACTTTAGGCACAGGTCTTTTTATGTATCCAACTGAACTACAAGAAGTAGATGTTGTTTTGTCTAGCGCAGCAGGTGCAATAGATTTACTTGGTTTAAAATTTAACGCTACCCAAAATAAATGGATGGTAACAGCCTTTAACACGGAATATGTATAATGTATAAATCACCTAAAAATGAAAACATAGATTTTGATACTTGGAGAGCATATTGCCAAAGTGAATTACCTATAATACAAGAAGTTGAATATGGAAATGCAATTATTAACATTAAAAAAGTTTATACTGGTTTAAACAAAAATGTTTATAAAGTAGTGGTAGAATGCACTAGTGACATTGTTAAATATTTTGGTTATGCCAGAGGTTATGATGGTAATCAACAAGCCATAAATGACTTTAACAGGGTTGTTGAAGCGATACAAAATAACGAGCATATTTATGACGAAGTGTTGATGAGTGAAAACGGTAGGTATATATGTAAGTTTAGCCCTAGCGAAAACTTTCATTTGTTTATTGATGCAGGTGTTTACCCTGTACAAGCATTAGGATTTAGTACAAGAACTGAAGCTGAAGACTATTTTAATGGGATAGTAAATGGCTGATAGATATTTCTTAAATGTTGGTACAGATTTCAACGACTCGGCTAACTGGAGTACTACCTCTGGAGGTGCAGGAGGTGCAAGTGTCCCAACTACAGCTGACATGATCTTTTTTGATGGTAATAGCGGTAATTTAGTATTAGAGTTAGATGTTGTTGTCAATAGAATTACTATGGAATCCACCTATACAGGATCAATAACACAAGGTATTTACTCTATTACGAGTAGTAATAATTTGTCAATTCAATGTGATGGGGGAGATTTTTTAGGTGGCAGTGCTTTTATAGCATGCCAAGGAAATGTAAGAATTAATGGAGGTAATTTTAGATCGACCAGTAATGTTTTAAGTATTGTACCTAGAAATGGAAACGATTTTAACCTTGCAACTGGGACATTTGACCATAATTTTGGTAAAGTATATTTAAACGGATCTAACCACCATACTATAATTAATAATATATCTAATCCATTTTGGGATTACGAATCTAATGCTTGTAGTGGATGCCAACTAAATGGAACATTCTTTGTTGATAATGATTTCACTGCTACTTTGGTAGGCACTTTTACTGCTACTGTTACCGTAAAAGGTAATCTTTTAGGAGTAGGAAATAGTGCAGGTGGAGGCGAAGTAATCTTAACAGGTACAAATATACAAAATTATTCCATAGAAAATGTACCAAGTTTAAAGGTTGAAAAGACAGGAGGTTCCGTAGATTTTCAAAATAATATTGGTATAGGTACAAATTGGACATATATTACCGGTACATTAAATTGGAATAATTTTAAAGCCACTATTAATTCAGCTACTAGTCATAGTGTTTTAACTGCTGGGTATTTTTACGAATTAGAGATAGCTAAAGGAACAACTACCTCAGTAGGGTTAGGTAGTTCAGTGATAGTTGTAGAAACTAACTTTACAATCACTCAGTTAGCTAGTTTAAATAGTGGAACTATACAAGTAGGTGGAAATTTAATTTCTAATGATACTTCTTGGGGTGGATCCGCTTTTATTGAGATGATCGGTAGTGACCCAAAAACATTTAGTGGTACTGGTATAGTTGGTTGCCATGTTATTATAAATAAAACCAATACATTTTCGCTATTATCAGATATGACTTTAACTACCACTGGGGCAGACTTTACCTTAAACTCTGGCACATTAAATTTAAATAGCTTTGAACTTTTTGTTCAGGATGTTTTTACTCAAAGTGGTGGGATTTTTAATGGACAGACAGGTTTGTTAAACATTGGAAGTTTTTTTCATACCTCTGGTGTCTTTAACGAAGGTTCTCAAGGTGTCCATTGTAGAAGAGGTGATTTTTCAATATCAATAGGAGCTATATTTAACAGACATGTTGACGGTGGTTTAAATGTATTGTCAGGTGTAGGAATTGATTTACAATTTAATGCTAATGGTAATATTTTATCTAAATTAATTTTTAATAGAGGATCATTTAGTTTAGTAGTTGCCTCCGATGTTTCGGTAATAGGTGATTATGAATTTAATGGTGGTGGTGGACAACAAAGAGGGACAGGCTCAATATACTGGTATGGTTCTACTTATAAAGTAGATGGTCAGCGTGGAGGTAATCAAACTACTAGAGTAGTTGTTATAGGTACTGGTAATCAATTAATATCATTCTTTGGTGCAAGTAATACCCGTGGTTGTTCTAGTTTAGATTTCCAAAAACCTAGTGGAAGGGTTTCTTTTTTATCTGATAATAACATGTGTTCCTTTGATGACGACTTTTTAGTTAATATGGATCCAAATTTATTTGACCCGATTAACACTGCTTATTTATTCAATTTCATAAGTGAATCATTGCAAGGTAATATGGATATTAAAACCAGTGGAGTTAAATTACCAAATGTAAGATTCTCTAAAGGTGCTTGGAATATATTCCTATTAAGTGATTTAGAAATAATGGGGTACTACACTAATGTAGCTTCTTCAACATTAGCTCAAGTTAGAGGGTTTGGATTTAAGATAAAGTTACATGGGAATTATGTAAGATTAAACAGTTATTCAGGAGTTGGACTATCTAGTGCCCCTGAATGGCAATTAGTTGGCCGAGGTATTCAAGAAATTAGTTCTCAAGCAGGGGTTCTAGATGGCGGTATTTGGAGAGTAGTAAAACCAACAGGTTTTGCCAAACAGATGGGTAATATTACCATTGATAATGGTGTGGCTGGTAATAACGGTCAAAATAACCTACTTGTGGATCAAGGGGCATGGTGTACCAATGGTTTTGACTTAACAGTTGATGGTACTTTACAAATAAATTCTTTAGGTGAAGTAAGAAAAGTAACAGGTTCTACAATAACTGGTACAATAGATGGTACGGTTACAGATGTTGACAAGTGTAGAACCTTAACAAATAAGTTTTTCTTGGTACAATAATGATTGATATAAATGTGTTTAAAAGGAATATATCTAGATGGCTTTTTGCGTCTGTTACTAAACACATGGAAGGGTTGATGCCTGATATTCATGTTTATATTGAAGGTACAACCAGAAATACTCGTGAAGAGGCTGATTTTGTAGAACTGCGTTTTGATGGGCCACAATTAACCGAAAACTCAAGACGGTGTTTTCGAATTTATGTGGAAGTCAACGCTTTGATCCAATCCGTTATGCGTGACAATAATTTTCATGTCATTCATGACGATGTTGGGAAGGTTATCATGGCTTTTACCGATCGAATATCTGTTTATAGGTATGGAATCGGTGCAGATGATGACCAGTCTTTATTGGGTTGTCTGACCATTATTTCAGACAAAAGAGATCGTCTTAATGTTGCCCATTTCGGTAGAACAGCAATCAACGCTCCCTTGATGCGTGCTACCGTAGAAGCTCATTATGACATGGTGTTTTCAAACTTTAGTTAGGAGATAGAAAGATGCCTTTAATTGATATTAAATTGGCTACTCTTTATATCCGTGATGGTGATACCCCAACTAATGAGATCGAAGTTAAGATCGGCGAAGGGAATTTTAATTACACGGAGACTGTAAACCGTGATTATATCCTTGACCGTGGTCGTCTAGATTTTGTTAGAAATGGGGACGAAGTACCTTTAGATGTTTCTTTTGATTTTGTATGGGAGTACATTACTGGTGGTGGCAACACAGGTGATGCACCTTCTATAGAAGATGCACTGAAACGAAGAGGTAATGCATCAGCATGGGTATCAACAACAGAAGATCAATGCCAGCCGTACTCGGTTGACCTTGTTTTACTATATACACCTGATTGTAATACAGGCGACCAAGAATTATTGGTTTTCCCTGACTTTAGGTATAATACTTTGGCACACGACCTGAGAAATAGTTCAGTTGCTTGTGCAGGTCAATGTAATGTCACTGAAGCAACAATCACTAGACATTTGTCTAGTTCAAGTGTAACCATTTAATTTTAATCCCCCTTTTTAGGGGGATCCACTGGAGGAAGTATGAAAGTCAATGGTGTTAAATTAAGACCACCGGATTCCGAGTTTGCGGTATTTGAGCGTGGCGAAGACAGAATCGTGTTTGAATGTAAACCAGTATTGGAAAAAGGCTTATTTGATAAGTTATGTCCAATGCCAACAGCACCAACATCCGTTGGAAAAGGTGGGGTGGCTATCCCGACCCCTAAAGATTCAAATGCGTATAAAAATTATCAAAAATTACTTACTGAAAGGCAGACAAAAGAAAGTGCCTTTTTGTACATACAATCCATTAAAGATTGTTGTGAATTTGAGATAGTTGATCCTGCAAATCCTGATACATGGGGTAAACTGGATGAAGAACTTTCAAGTGCTGGCCTAACAAATGTTGAAATCATGATGTTAGGGCAAAAAGTACTTGAAGCTAATCGCTTAAGTATGACAAAAATTGAACAAGCGAGGGAGCGTTTTTTAGCAGAGCGGGAGGCGGGCAAGCAAGAGCAACTGTCCTCCCCACAGGTAGAACCGAAAATTATATGACTTGGAAGGCCTGCGAGAGATTTAATATAATCCCTCCAGGCATTACAGGGAATAGATGGGAAGATTTATCAGTAGGTGAACAAGCGGATTTAATAGCTTTTAATCAAATTCGGGATTACGAGGATGATTTAGCTAAAAATGAAGATTTAAAAGTTTTATTGGGTAGCAGAGTTGGCAGATAGTATTACTTTACCTTTTATCAATATAGAAGCTTTGGCCTATAGAAATTTAGTCCAAACTCATCTATTGAAAGCGATCAGTGCTGTCTGGAAAGATTCTGTAAAAGAATTTGCTTTAAGAGGTGCAATTGCTTCATCCGTTGATACAGGTATGGCTGCTGCTACTTTTAGCGTTGCATCGGAGAAAGCTAAAGATTTCCAAGGAGCTGACGCTACTTTTGACATTGTTTTAGGGAAACAAAAAAGATCGTCAGCTAAACCTTTATTAACACCTGAAGGGGGATTAATAAGAAATAGAGCTAGGTTTATAACCAGTGGTATATCGGCAGCGAGGAAAGCAACTAAAGTTAAATTTGGATCTGATAGAACCCCTGAATGGGAGTTCTCTTTTGATATTAGAGTATGGCAATTGAAACATGTTGTTGAACCAAAAACACAAGCTTTTACTAAAGCTAAAGCTGCCTTTTGGGAGTTTTTTTTAAATAACTTTAAAGAATACACACAAAGAGCCCTGAGTGTTCCAAAAATAATTGTTAAGCAGGAGACATTCCATGGCTGATTTCAATGCTAGTGCTAATTTTAGCCAGTTAATAGCTGAAATATCCAAGGCTAATGATGTTTGGAGAGCTTATGCTGGAGCACAAAAACAAGCTACCACTGCTACTAAAGATTTTTTAAAATCCAATGCATCTTTGCAATCTGGTATCACTAGTACTACTAAATTATTTGATCAATACAATCAAGCTATTAACAATACAGCTCAAAGAGTAGACACTACTTCAAAATCGGTTAAAGATCAATCCGAAGTAATTAAAGATAATAATAAAAATATTAAAGAAATGACATTAAGTTGGTCTACATTTGGTAGATTAGCTGTATTTAGTATTGCTTCTCAAGCACTATCTACTTTTACTAACTCACTTAAAGAATCAATAAGTGAATCAATAAAATTTAGGGTTGAACTTGGTCGTATTCAAACTATATCCCAAGAAAACCAACTAACTACAAATGAATGGGCTAAAGGATTAAAAAATGTAGCAGGGGAATTCAACCTTGATTTATTAGATGCAACGGCTGCTGCCTATTTAGCTATATCAAACCAGGTTGCTAATGGTGCAGATACATTTAATTTTTTAGCGGAAGCTGCAAGATTATCAAAAATTGCACAAGCTGATTTAACTCAATCTACAAATGCTTTATCATCCGTACTAAAATCTTATAATTTAGAAGTTGATGCAACAAGAGAAATATCTGATAAATTATTTAAAGCTGCTGAATTAGGGCGTTTACCATTGGAAGCTATCTCTGATTCAATTGGTACTGTTACTGTAGCAGCGAATTCATTAGGGGTAGGGATTGACGAAGTTCTTGCAACTTTAGCAACATTAACCGTTCAAGGGGTTACACCTGCCAATGCAATGACATTCCTTAGAAATGTATTGTTAAAAGTGATCAAACCTACTGATGCAATGAAAGAGGCCGTAGCTGAATTAGGTTTTAGCTCAGCTGAAGCAGGTATAAAATCATTAGGGTTAATTAACTTTATTGAAAGTTTAGGTAACACTACAAACGGCAGTGTAGGTGAGATGGCCGAATTATTTAATTCTATCCGTGCTATTCAAGGTGTTCTAGGTATTACAGGTAAAAATACAGAGCTATTTAGAAAAAATTTGGAAGGTATTGGCAATGCTAGTAAATCAGCTGATGAAGCTTTGAAATTATTTACAGCTACAGCAGCCGAAAGATTATCTAAACAATTAAACCAATTAAAAGTAAATTTAGAAGGTTTTGGTGATGGATTTACTAAAGTAATTACACCTGTTATTGAATTATTCGGTGGCTTAACAAATGTTGTTGGAATATTTTCTGTCGCCATTTTGGTTAAAGCAATACCAGCTTTAGCAGTATATAAAACAACTATTATTGCTGCTGCTGTAGCTACAAAGGGATTTTTATTAGTATTAGGACCTATAGCATTAGCCGTTGGAGCCGTGGCTTTTGCATATCAAAAATATAATGAAGCCTTAGCTGAAAGTGTGGCAGTAAATGCTAGATTAGAAAAAGCAACCCTTAATTTAGCAAATGTCGGAACTGATATTTTTATTAAAAATTTAGAGAGAAGTTATGTAGAATCGAATAATGTTATAAGTAGACAAATTGAAGGAATTACTAGAAACCAAAAATCACTATTAGCTTCAACTAAAATATTTAATGATGAAGTTATTAATCTATCTAAAAAAACAACGGAATCTTTAGAATCTAATGTTAAAGACATTAGGAAAAATGTTGAGGGGTTAAAAGATGGTATTAACTTATTAGATAATGAAATAAAAGGTTTTAGTTTTGGTACCTCACCACTTGAATCTGCTTTTGCTAAAATTCGTAAAGCTAGGGAAGATGCAAATGCAGCGTTGCAAGGTGAAGATGCAAAAGGTTTAGTAAAAGCCCAAGAATTAGAGAGAAAAGGATTAAAAGAACTAGCTGCAATAGCCAAAGGATCTGTAGAAGCAGTTGAGATTGTTCAAAATAGAACCGCCAAAGCTTTAGAACAACAACAAAAAGACTTAGAAACCTTAAAAAGTAATTTACATAAAAATGAAGTTGAAAGAAGAAATGAGCTTCTAAGATTAGAAAATGAATTACAAGGTAAAAAAATATTACTTGATACTCCTGTAACAAAAATTACTGGAGCTGAAACAGGCGAACAAGCTAGATTAGCTCAAGAAAATAGAGAGAGGGGTTTATCTTTACTTGTTTTAGCCGAAAAAGATAAAGATATTCAACTAACAATAATTGATCAAATTAATAAAGAAAGATTAGCAGCTGCCGATGTTGAGCATAAAGAGAGATTAAAAAATCTAAGGGAAGAAGCTACTGAAAATAAAACTAGATTAGAGGCTGCTGTTAAGACATTAAAAGATAGTAACAAGCAAATTTTTGAAGATATTAAGAAAAATAATCTAGCTATAGAGAGAGCAAACACTTTAAATGCTAATACTAGAGCAAAACAAGCATCTGGTCTTAATTTCTTTTTTGGAGCTGATGAAGATCTTAAAAATATTATTGATTTAACAGGTCGTAATAGAGCTGCCCTCGACACTAATAATATTACTTTAAAAAATAGGTTAGAACAAAACAAGGCTTTAGGTAAAGAGTTAGCAGAGCAATTAGGGACTCAAAAAGAGCAAACTAAGGAAATAGAGAAACAGAATAAACTAACTGACCCTTTGACACAGGCTAGACCTGGGGATCTATTTAACCCAGAAATTAGACCAGCATTCGAAAGTGATTTTAAAAGTGCCGTAGCGAAAGCTCAAGCTGTCAATGCTAACATTCTTAAAGAAGCAGGTATAACTCCTACCGCCTCACAAGTTTCGCTAGATGACATAGTCCCAGAGGTGGATTTAAATCTTAAGAAAAGTAGCACAGGGGCTTTAGCGGTAACGATAGAAAACCCTGTTACAGGTGGTGGGCTACCAGATGTTCCAGGGACAGCAGGCGACAAAACAGGTACGGAAGTAGGACTTCTACCTTCTATTGAAGATGTGATTAAAGAAGAAAGAGAAGCAACTACATTACGGAATAAAGTAGTCCAGGATGAATTAGATGCTAAAAATAAAGCTCTTGGTGAAAGCTTTAAAACCGCTGCTAATAACGCAGCACAACTTGCTTTGAGTTTTTCTGATTTATTCGCTGCAATGCAAGGAGGGCAAAGTAAAGGAGCTAGACTTGGTGGAATACTTAGTGCTATTGGTGGGGTATTAACAGCCGTTGGTACGGCAACTGGTAACCCATTTATAGGCGGGGCAGGGGTAATAATTGGTGCAACAGGCCAAATAGCAACAAAGAATTTTGCAAACGGCGGTGAGGTAGGTACTGATACTGTCCCTGCTATGCTAACACCAGGCGAATTTGTAATGAATCGCCAATCTACTGATAGAAATTACGCTCAATTAAAAGCAATAAATGGGTTTAAATATCATGCAGATGGTGGTAGAATATCTAATACGACGACAAATGTTGGTGATATAAACTTAAATATCAATGGTGGATCATCAACTGCTAGAGATGCCACCGGCTTAGTAAGTGAAATATCAAGGTTAATTCGAAATGGAAGGGCGAACGCCTTAGCATGAGTTTTAGAGATCAAACTATACCATGTCCAACGACTGTTATCCAACTTGTTCATGCAGATTATGCAGAGGATGGCTCTCTTATCAAAAAAGACGGTATAGAATTACCTATTCTTGAATTCGGTAATAGAGAAACCGTCACAACTTATAAAAGTAGTGCCTTCACCGCCTCTGAACGCTTGAGAATGTCCTACGATGTAGGTTGGCCTGTAGATATTTCTTATCACATGGATTTTTTAAATCTACAAAAACAATATAAAGATGAATGGCAAAGATTTTATTCGACTTATGCAGGTTGCCCTGTTTGGTTAAAAGAGCCAGAATGTCATTGGAAGTTTGGCTACATTCAAAATTCAGGTGTGCCAATTACTACTGTTAGAGATAAAGATCAAAATTGTGGAAGGTACGAACTAAGTTTTGATTTTATTGAAATTCCCCAAGAAAACCCGCCTCCAGTTTGTACAACCAGAGTTTATGCTAGGTATATGCAATTAGGGGATGAATGGACACCACCTACAGCCCCCGAAGGTTCTTTAGGTTGGGTAATCACTTATTCTCTTTTAACGGCTAGCCCTCCTACTGTTACAGGTTCAGGGGATGCACCAAAAATAGTAATAGATACAAATACCCCCGGGTATGGTACTCCTACCGCTGACGGTTGTCCAATCCAAGTGAGTGTAATGTATTTGTGTGAAGAAAGCCCTTTAATTCCAGGCGTTGATTTCACTAGTGGTACAGCCCAAGAAAATTTTGTTAATATTGCTGAAAATACTTCTAATCCTTCCCAGTTGGCTGTACTTGATTTAATTCTCGAAGCGTTAGGCATGGACTCGGATTGTGATATTCACGATTGGAATCCAATTTACACAGATTTTCAACAATTTTTAATAGATAACCCTGATTTTATTCTTGATATTTCAGATACAGGGGCGACAGATTTAAATCAAATAAATACCCTTACAAATCTTAAAAAATTAAAAGCTTCAAATAATTTTTTAACAAATTACACCTTGGATAATTTGGATAATTTAGCTTTAAATTACATTGTTTTAGATAACAATCTTTTTGGTATGGAAGCTGTAAAAGGTCTCCTACCTTACCTTGATACTTTAAAACATATTGATATGAGTCATAATCAACTACAAGAAATTTACCTATACAACTTAGACCAAGATGGTGTAGGTGGGGCGAACACTCCTAACCCTTTTGTTACTGATTATTTCAATATTTCATATAATTTTGTACCTGCTGGAAGTAATGCAGGGTTAAGAACCAAGGAATTTCATTTTACATGGAATATTTTTCCAACTACAGGGGCGACAGATGGATCGGATTTTTGGGAAAATACCTATGGTAAAAATAGCTTTATGAATTCGATATTTGCAGGGTATCATTTTGAGATAATGGAAGTATTGGATTTAACAGGAACCGCGTTACAATATAGTTTTAATGCTGCAACTGTGACAAATCAACCTAGTACAGTTATTGATCAAATAATTACTAGAATGCTTGCGGATGGTAGATCACTTAGTGAGGCGAAAGCCATTATTATTCGTGATCCAAAATGGGAAAATATACTTGAACCTCCAACATATAACCAGGATGATGTACTAAGTGGTTTTTAATGGCGAAGAACATACTCACATGCCCTACATTTTTGAAGACAAATTGTACCATTGTCGGGCTTCATTAGTTGATAGAATTCTAGAATTAGATGCTCATTCAACTCCCAGGCCAGGTTTTTCAACTCCTTATAGAGCTTATGATATCTATAGATCCGACTTAGATGGGTCAAATATTGAAAAAATAGGAGGTGGTTTTGGCGAAAAATCAATTAATTGTTCGCCCACCGCTTTTAGGGAAAATGGAATATTAAAAGTTAATTATGTTTCAACTCCGACTTCTTACTTAAGTACTCTTATTTACCGTCAATACCAAAAGAGTTTTGTAAATGGTGCTTGGACAATGAAGAAGTTTGTCCCAAATCCATTTGGTTTTAGGGTTTACTGTAATACAGAGGATGAAAGAAGACAATATTTTTGCTATGCTGCGTATCGGGATTCTCATTTATTTATTATAGATAAAACCTATAAGGTAAAAACAAATATTTGGTTTAAGTCAGGAGTTGGTATACTTAGAAGGGCAATACCAGCAGGGGATAAGGTTTTAATAACTTACTCTACTTGGGACGACACTGAAATAAACACCTCATTAATTGATCTAAACAACATGACCAGTAAAAAAGTAAAAGTAAATGGAAGTCATATTTATAAATGCACCATGCACGAGGATTATGTGATTCACGCTGTGAAGAATCCTGGTGCTTATAATATGCAACTACATAAAGGCTATTTCACTTTATCCACCGATAACATAAGTTGGGAGGAAACAAGTGATATTTTCGTGGCCAATAGATAACCCAACTGTTTCGGTTACAGTTAGAGACCCTGATTATCGGGATCAAGTTACCGACCATGTTGGCACAACTTTAAAAAGAATGGAAGATGGAAAAGTAATCCCTTTCAATCAGTTAGAGGTTCAAAAAACTGTTTCAATGACTTTTAGTAACATCGGTTACAAAAGAATGAAAAAGTTTATGAAGTTTTTAATTGATACTAATGGCCAACCAATACGAGTGGAAGGTATAGCAGGTTTTACAGAAGATTCAGGGCAAACTTGTACTGTAATTACTGATCCATTTTCAATTATCACACAAAATAGACAGCATAAACAGTTAAACATCACTCTATCTTTACAACAATCAATTGTCTTACAAGGTAAACACCAAGAAAGACCAGATGGTAATGCCTCTGGTGTTCCGTACCGCCATAATTCTTTTTACCTAATTGGTGGTAATGATGGTTTGGCTTTATTAGGGTACAATACTGAATATGCTAGATTTCTGGGTGAGGATGGGGTATGGACTGAAAGAGTACCTATTCTAGCTCCTGATAGAGAACATCATTGTGGTTTTACAGATGAAACCGATGGTTCTTTATATGTTACAGGAGGAACAAATGGATCTAGTAAACAGACTAGGGCTAATAAATACACCCCTATTTTTGCTTCGGGTGGTACTTGGTTCACACTTAGTAGCTCATTGAATATCGCTAGAACAGATGCCGAAGGTTTTTATTTTGATGGTAAAGGATGGGTGACAGGTGGTAGAAATGTCACAAATGTTATAGACTCTATTGAAAATTATGAATTTGAAAGTTGGTCACAAAATATTTTATCTTTACCCTATGCAAGAGCTGATCACGCTAGTTTTGTAGCGGTAGTACAAGATCTTGGTTCAGGTAGTGGAAGTTCAGGTGTAGAGTTAGAATTACCTGATGAACAACCTTTTATTATTGGCGGTGTTAATTCAGTAGGTACGGTACTAGACTCCACCATTGTGCTTAGAAATGGTGCATGGGTTGAGGTAATGCCCTTAAATAATCCTGCAAAAAGTTTACGAGGTGGATATTCACAAAGTAATGATCAAGGGTATGTTTTCGGCGGTGAAGACAGTGGATTAACTGATAATGTAGAGACATATATACCATCGGCAGATACTTGGGCTGTGTTAGCTACATTATTACCAAATGTTATTTCAGAGCATTCAGGAGCTTCACTTGTTGAAGCAATATATTCAATTGGTGGTAGAGATGGATCAACCATTTATGATACTAATTGGGAATATACGGAAGCAAATGCAATTTGGGTAGCAAGACAGCCAATAACTACAACGGGAAATTTAAATTCTCCTAGATACAATAGTATTGCATTGTCTTCATGGGCTGGTGGTTCACCTATACCCGAAGCTCAATTACCTGGAAATACTGAAGATACTCCTATTGGAGATTATGTAGTTGTAACAGGGGGTAATAGTTTTACAGATACAGGATCGGATGCTAAAAAAGGGTATACATTAAATAATAATACTTGGACATGGGACTATGGTTCCTATGTTACTGAAAATAATTTACCTAAAGCTTTAGCTCTTCACCAACAAGGCGTAGTAAATAAAGAAGTTTTTGTTTTGGATGGTGCTACGAGTAGGGATTACCCTGAATTTGGGGTATATAAATTTGATGTGGCAAAAACATGGTCTACCTTACTTGATTTAATTCAACCAGTTGGAGTAGGTTCAAGGAATGTTAGATATCTAGGCAATGCCGAAGTATACCAAGGTGATATTTACACAGTGAATGGAGCTAAGGAACCACCTATTAGTTTTAGATCTATAAATGGATCAATAGATGTTTTTAACCCATCGGCTGGATGGTCAAAAGAAATAACATTTCAAACACCTTTATATTTTTATACAGGGCATGTAAATGCTGCAAGTGCTTTATATCAAGATCTTATTCTTCTTATAGCTGGTTTCGTTAGAAATGAAAATGGAATATCTACTGCACTAGTAAGAACTAATAAAGTTACAGGGTATAATATAACCACTAAAGCATTAAAAATAATGACCCCTATGTTAGCTTTAGGAGGCCCCCAAACTTTAAAATCTGGTTTGTCCGCTTTAAATATAAATAATGATATTTATTCATTTAGTGGTGCTTACACAAACTTATTGATAGATAAAAGAACATTAAAATATGACCCATTGTTAGATGTTTGGACAGACCAAGCCCCAGGAACAGATCAAGCTGTTGCCCCACAAAATTATGGTTGTGCAAATACTTCCATTGATACTAATGGTATGACTTGTGGTGGTGAGGATGGGGATGGAGGCAAGTTTGGGAACACCATGATTTATGACACACTAACTAATGCATGGGGAACAAGTGCAGTTACTCCTATTTCATTATCTGAGTGTCGAGCATCTTTAACTAACAAAATAACAGATGTTGTAGCAGGTGCCGATGTTGTTTTAGTTGGGGGGAATAGTCATACTAGTAGAAATGTAGCGTCAAATTGTTACAGGCATAATGTTATTAACAATGTCTACACTAAAATACCTACTCTATCTTTCTTGCATTCTTTTGCTTGTGAGACTTTGAATGATCTTGTTTATGCTATTGGTGTCAATCTTTTTGACTCAACCTATGATGTTGCAGGGTATAATAATTCAAGAACTGTAAATGTTTATGATCCTGGTACTGGCTCTATTGCTACGGGTTTTGAATTTAATTGGGATACCCAGACAACTAATTACACTAAAATACCAAATGGAGTTCCATATAATGAAATGGCTCACGCTGCATATAATAATGAAATGTATTTATATGCAGGTGTAACAGGAAATGCAAATAGATCCCAACCTTTTGTTAATTATGGAGTCCTTGACCCAGCTGATAGACAAATATTTAAATATGATCCACTTGGATTAGCGGGAGTGACTAAAGGAGCTTTTATTCAGTCTCAAGATCAATTGACAGGTGGTGGATTACAGAAGAAAGCTACTAATAATCAAGATAAAAATTATATAATAGGTGGGCATGCATTCTTTACTATATTTAAATCAGGTGGTAGAATAGGCTCTAATATAATTAATTCTCATAACAAACACGATTTAGGGTTTGATAGTGTCACTGTTTTAGAAAACACTCCCGCCCCTTTAACGGATGGGTGCTATGCGTCAATGGCTGATGGGGACAATTATTATGTTTCAGGGAGTTATGATTCAAGTGTATGGAAATACGATGTTTCTGGAGACTCTTATAGTAATGAAAGGGATTTTAAAAGATTTTTTTCAGGTACTGGTAGAGCAAGGGGTAATTTCTTCCATCTATACCCAGGTTTAAATGAAAGTACACCTCCTTTTGGGGATAGTTCTGTTTATACAACAAGACCTAACCCAACAAGAGAGACATATATTTTTAGTTTAGTAGGGAATTTTATATCGCACTCTGGTTTTGTGCCAGATGGTGATGCAGGGCTTGGTATTAGGCGTAATTCAACTTTAGTTTAACTGGAGGGTTAAAGTGTTAGAAAGATTTGATAAAGACCGAAAATTATACCATTCAAAGTTTCAAATTCACACATTTATCATTCGTGAAAATGGCCGTGATTTATATGGAATGTATAAACAAGCATTAAGAGAACTTTACTCTAGAGAGTCAAGTTTAAAAACCTTATACGCCCAAAAGTTAAGGGCCGAAATAGATATGGATGAATTAAAATACGACATAGATATTTTAAAAGAATCGGAAAATCCAAAGGATGCTTTTACACTTCAAAGGAAATACATAGAAGAAGGTTCTTTAAATATTGGTTATAAAGATTTGAAATTTTCTATTGAAGAAACAGAAAGAGAGTTTAAAGAGTTTTATAATATCGCCCACCATTTAAAAGATAAATTAGGTGATATAAATGAGGAAGAATTAGAAGAACAATTTTGGGTTAATAAAATAGAGACTCAAATGGCTAAAGATTATAAAACTACCGGTAGGATAGGAGCTGACACAATGAAGCTTCTTTCTGCACTACCTGATGAATTGAGTTTGCCTATTTACGCTACAAAACACGCCTTAGAAACTAATCCAACTTTAATAGGTAAATTTGTTAAAGAAAGATCTGAATTCTTAAACTGGGATTTTGATGAAATTCCTAATAAATTAGAAAAACCTGTACAGGAATTGATTAATGGCTCATGAATTAACTGCTACTTTAGAAGCAGCTCTCTTAGATACAAGATGTAAAAGTGTCTTAACTATTGTTACTGTTTATTGGCAGGAAGGTATTATCAATTATTCAGAGCAGGAATATTTGATAATACCTGAAACAGGTATCTACACTTTTCCAGGTTTAATTCAATTAGGGCAATTGGATATTGGTAAAAGGCTTAATAATAATGGTACTACATCTTCATTTGATGTTGTTTTATCTGACTCTGACGGTCATTTAAAAGAGAAGGTAAATCGTGAAGTATTAAATGGTGTAAAAGTTGAAGTTTGGTTAGGCGTAAAAGGAATACCAAAAGCTGAGTCTTTATTATTAGCCACAGGGTTGATTAATGGGGATTCTATTAGATGGAAAGATGCTTCGAGGGTTCTAAGCTTTCAAGTAGAAACAGTTGTTAGCTCTAATGATTTAACTTTCCGTGCTTATAAAGATATGATTACAGGGGCGAATGAAGGTTTTGAAGAAAAACTATGGCCATTTGTTTTTGGATCCCCTAAAAATGTTGAATTAGTTGAATACATTGGGGCTAAATTTGCCTATTCTTCTAAATATTTTACATACTCAGGTGTGACAGGAAATGGAGAAGAAGCTTGGATTATTAATTCACTTAGTGGTTTTGCTTTAGATACTACATATATTGTTGACGCTTATGATGCAGATGATCCAGCTGGTGGGACTGTTAGGGATAATATCACAGGTAGATTTCATCCATATATTGATGGAGCTTTTATTTTTGTACAAGATAGTACAAATCCTTCTACAACCCCTTTACCTGTTCTACAAGATAGAAATATGGCCGGGGCGTCAGGCGATCCTTCACCAACTGATTTTAGGTTCTGGTGGGTTGATACAGATCCAGGAGTAAATGATTTAACAGGTAAATGGGTTGTCTTTGGTGATTTACAAGATAGACCTATTATTCACTCTTGTTTAATTCTTGACCATGCAACTGATAGTGGAGGTAATCATTATATTGAATTATCTCACATGCCTAGATGGGGATCCTTAGAAGACGAAAGAAATTCAACAGGGGATTTAAATTGGAGAAACTGGTATGCTAAATTCATTGTTTCTTCTAATGGAAAAATTCAATCGAATATTTTTATCCAAGATATTGCCGAACTTCCAAAATTCCAGTGGGGTGTTAGAGCTTTAAGATTTTATGAAACAACTATTATTGCTGGCCTAGGTGGGTCTAAACAACAAAGAAAAACAGAGGATGATGATGTAACATTAAGAGAATATATTCAACAACAAGTAACATCTACAGGTGATTCAGTTATAGTGGCTGTGACCCAATTAACAGGCAATGAATTTATTACTGTTTATGAATTTAGCTTCCAACCTGAGAATAAAGACAGTTATAGTCTAGGCGTTAAAGGATATGGGTGGGAGTTTGTAGATAAAAATGGGTTCGAACAAAGCACTATCCAAGATGTGAATGAAGGTGGTGTGAAATCTATTGTGTTTGAACCTGACGATGGGTTAAACTCCGCTAAATATATAGCTAATATTTGGCCATCCATTTTAGAACAAGATGGGGATGCAAATGTTAAAATTTTTGCCGAAACAGAAAGATCTGGAAGTGTAATTAGAATACCACCTACTCAAGTAACTGTAACTCAAGATGATTTAATTCCTCAAGAAGAAATAAAACACACTTTAGTAGAAATAGAACCACCACCAATATTCAATGTGGCTGATAAATTATCGGGAGTTGTTTACAGCTCTTTAAATACAGCAATGACCGTTCACGATGGTATTGGGGGGACAATTGCAGTTGACACTTCTAATGCTGTAGAGGTAATTGCATGGCTTTTAAATACTTACACAAGTTTAAGTGTTAGTGAATCAGATAATTTCCAAGAATTAAAAGCCGTAGTAGCAAATAGACCTATGGCTTTTGTTATAAACTCCGAAATAGACGCTATTACTTTAGCCCAACAAATAGCATGGGAACATAAATTAGTTTTATTAGAATTTAATAATACTGTAAGAATAATTAATTTAAATGTTGAACCTGTTATTGAGCAAGCTTTTGATAAATCTAATATTGAATTAAGATCTATTGAAATGGGGTATACACCTCTTACAGATATAATCACTCAATTTAGATTCAGGTATTTTGCTAAAAAGAACGATAAAGTAGGCCAAGTAATAGCTTTTAACAACAATGTCACTAGATATGGTGAGAAAAAACAATTTATTGATATTTTAACCCACGATAATAAAGAAGCCGTATTTGATTTAATGAAATTCTGGGGGAATAGATTATCGAGGTCTTGGAGAACTGTTTTCTTTAAAGCTTCTATAGATAATGTTAGGTTACAACCTTTTGATGGAATAACAATTAATCATCCTCAAGTCAGTACAAATACTGTTACTGGTTTTATTGACGATATTAGATATACTCCTGATAATAAAGACTTGGTTTTAAAAGTAACTTTAGCTAGTGAAGCTTCTGACACTAATGAAGATTCTCAGCCAGTTACAGACCCATCATATTGGTTAGGGTTGACAGATTTAGTCTTAAAAAATGATTTAAGAGTTGGGATACTAACTCCTAATGATGGTGCGGTGAATCGTAGGTTCATCTTAGAAGACACCAACACTTTAAAACCTTTTCAAAGGAGAGTATGATGTTAGATGTGTTAATTGCCGTGGTAACAGTTTCAGTACCTATATTGTTGACTTTCGGTCTCAATATGTTATCTAAAAAATTTAACTGGGATGAAGGAGAAAGGGAAGTTTGGCAAGGTTTGGCTACTGCTGCCCAAAAACTTTATGATGAACAGGTTAAAGCTTTAAAAGATGGTAGAGCTGATGGTAAACTAACCAAAGAAGAAGCTAAAAAAATGCGAGACATTGCCGTTGAAAATGCCAAGCAATATTTAACTAAAAATGGTAAAAAAGTTTATGAAGTTTATGGTAAAGATAAATTAAATGCTCTTTTAGAGCGTGTTATAAAGAAAGCAAAAGAATGAGCCAAATAATAGCTGGAATAGTAACAGCAATTTTTGGGTTACTATTTAAAAGATTTGATGAACCAACTTATGACTTTAAGGAAGCTGGAAATGAGAAAATTCCTGGTGCTAATATTTTTGATGCTTATGATTGGGTGCCGAAAGACTGATATTGTTTATGTCAGTTTTACACCCCTTCCAAACACAGAGGGAACAGTGATAGTTATTGATGATAGAGCTATAAAAGTCATGAACCCTAAAACTAAAGCCGTGGACTCTCTGCGTTTACAAGGCTACCATCTTATTCATAAAAATGAATTACAGGCATTCTTAGAGGCGTACAGAAGATGAGGTTTATGCCTGGACCTAATGGAACGCTTATAGCCCCTTCACGGGGGGTCCCTCCAGTTCCTCCAGAGGGCTATAAGCGTTCCTCTTCAAATGAATGGGTTTTCGAACCCATACTCCCCTATTGTGAATCGAGGGAATTACGAAAAAAATATGCTAGGGGATGTAATGCTTGTGGAAGTAATCCATTGCAAATTTTTTGTTTAAAAGATAATTCTTTCGTTATCCCTCAAATCTGTAAAAAGTGCCCTCATGCGACTATTCCTGACAACATTTCATAGAGACGATCTTCTTGCTATGGGCTTAGGCTCAATTGATCGAGGTGATTGGGAAATAACCGTGTTAAATGACGGTAGAGAAAATGATGTCACAATGGATATTTGTCAAACTTATGGAGTGGATTACATTTGGACAGGTCAGAGGCATAAAGAAAAACTACTTTGGAGAGTCCCAGGGTTTGCATTAAATATCGGGGTTAAAGCCTACAATGATGAAATAATAGCTATTTCTTGTGCTGAAATGTATCATTTAACTCCTTTCCTTAAAAATGCCCAGAAGATTTTACAAGGGCATCCAAAAGGGATTGTTCACCCCCTTGAAGGGAAAGATGATACAGGGGCTTACCTAAATGATGTTAAATCCTTTGATAAATTACCTAATTTAAATATGAAATTACCTTTTCTAATGGCAATGTCTAGGTCATCCTATGTTGAAATAGGGGGTTATGATGAGGACTTTACAGGGCAATCTTATGATGATAATGATATAGTAGATAGACTTATCGCTAATGGTTGCTATTATATTACTACACCTGATAAATGTGTTCATTTATATCATAGTCGTGACACAGCCGATAAAAGGGACCGTGGAAGACTGGATTATAATAAAAAACTATATTTGGAACGAAAAGGGAAAGTAGTACGCAATGAAAACAGAGAATGGGGTTTACTCGACAGATAAAGTTTTATACCACCCTAAAGTGGTTGAAGCTTTTATAACTCATAACTCACATTACCTACCCCCAATATTTATTCAATTGATGCCTCAAAATGTTTGTAATCAGAACTGCCATTTTTGCTCATATAGATTAGATAATTGGAAAAATTCTGAAAAATTCAATGATAAGACATGGTTAGAATGGGAAGTATTAAACCGTGCCCTAGACGATATGAAGGAATTAAATGTTAAGGCGATTGAAATTACAGGAGGTGGTGAGCCTTTAGCATACCAATACATTCATGAACTTTTAGAATATTGTACTGAATGGGGAGTTGAAACCTCACTAGTAACTAATGGTTCTTTATTAAACGATAAAAAAGCTGATGCATTATTTAAAACCAATTTGAAATGGGCAAGGGTATCAATTGATTCTGGTAAAAGAGAGACTTATGAAAAAATTAGAGAGGCCAAGCACTGGGGGAAAGCTTGGGAAGGAATTGCAAGACTTGTTGAACGAAGAACAGATCAAGCTATTGGAGTTGGTTTCGTTGTCACTAACGAAAACTTTGACGAAGTATATATGCTATGTGAAAAGGCAGCGGAATATAAAGTAGATAATGTTAGAGTATCCGTAGCTTTCACACCTAAAGGGGCATCTATAATAACCCCCGAACAAGTGAGTCTTGTTTGTGAACAAATTGAATATGCTTCTATGGATTTTAAAATAGATATCCCTAATGTATTTAAAGAAAGAGTAGACAACTTAAACACCACCCAAGATTATGATTACTGTGGCTCTAAAGATTTACTTTGTGTGATCGAGGGTGAGGGAAAAGTATATACTTGTTGTACCTTGACTGGATCTGATAAAGGAATAATGGGAAATATCAAAGATTCTCCATTTAAAGATATATGGAGAGATATGTCGGGCTGGAGAAAAAATTTAAATCCATCTAAATTATGTAATATGCCTTGCTTATACGAAAGTCGGAATAAAATAATGAATAAATTAAGAAACCCTCCTAAGCACTTGAATTTTATATGATGATAGTTGGCTTCTACACTAAAGATACCCCCTATGAAGAACAGATAAAACCTATGATAGCCTCGGCCAAAAGATTTGGTCACGAGGTCTACACTAAAGGTTATGAATCTGAAGGGTCATGGGTAAAAAATTGTGCCTTAAAACCTAGGTTTATTCAGCATTGCTTAAGAATGTTTGATGAATTTTGGTATTTGGATGCTGATGCTGAATTGGAACAAAAAATACCTCCTATTGATGCGGATTTTGCATATTATTCTAACAAAGGTGAATTACTTTCAGGCACTTTATATTTTAAAAATACCCCCGAAACAATTAAACTCGTTGATATGTGGGTTCAAAAACAATCGCCATCTATTTGGGATCAAAAAGTACTGCAAAGTCTATCTTCATTTTTTCCAAAAAATACAAAACTATTACCTGAAAAAATGTGTCATATTTTTGATAAGCCTAAAACAGAAAAACCTGTTGTAGTGCATTATCAAGCTAGTAGAAAGTTCAAGAAAGGGATCACCATGAAAAATGTTATTGGAAAATCAAAAATAAGAACAAACCCCGATGGTTCAATTTCCATCCCAAGACACGATCGTGATGCTGAAAAAATATTAGATGAAACAATGGTTAGGTGTCCTGGCCAATTAAGATGGATCCCAAAAGATACTTCATCTAGTATTTTAGAAAAACTAGAGTTAGTGACTGATCATGCTTATATAGTAGGGAAAGGACCATCACTTGATTTTATTTGTGCTAAAAACTTCCCCGATACCAAAGCCCCTATTATTTGTGTAAATGAATCTATTCACGCAGTTGAAGCCTTGGATCTACCAAATCCAATATTTTGTATTTGCCAAGACTCGGGTTTGAGAGATACCTGTAAACCTAAAAAAGCTACTTTGTTAGTTGCAACTACATTAAAAAATTGGTATGCTGATTATGAAAATAAATTTATTTTTAACCCAAGAAATGTTTTAAGACCTGGGATTATGAATATCACCTGTAATTTAGCTATTTGTATCCTTAGAAAAAAAGGT